GGCTATGTAACTGAACGTCTTGTATGCCCCGTTGCTATAGTCAACGCGGGTTAGGCGACCGGTGTCATAGGTCATAACCGGAGACACGCCGAACGTGTCGCCAGCAGAACCTGCCGGCCCAGGTGGTCCCTGCTCAGCGGTCTCGATGATCTCGATCTGATCCTCTGCGACGATGATCTCGGGGATGCTCACCGCGTGACCTCCGGTGTGACCACCACAGCACCGTACAGCTTGCGCTGCACGTCAGGCTCAGGCACTGCCGGGAACACAATCTCGATGTCATACACGCCAGCAGTCCATGTGAACGCGGCGGTGTCAGTGGCTGCGATGTACAGGGTGAATGTGCCTGCGGTGCCACCCAGTGTGATGCCACCGTTCTCAGTGGTCAGGCTGTGCAGGATTTCCGTCGATGGGATCGTCTCCCGGATGTGCATGCGAGCTGTGCAGCCAGTCAGGTCAACGGGTACGGCGGGCGCACCAGCCTTCCAGGTGAACAGTTTCCTGAACGTCGAACCCTGCTCGATGGTGAGTTTGAGTTTGCCAGCGGCCATCACACACCGCCACGAGTGACGACCGCGTTCATGCAGGATACCTTGACGGCGTTGGTGTAGGTTACTGACATGATGGGCTCCTGATTTAAATGCCGCCGTAGGTGACGGTACTGACCGGCCTGCGCACCCGGTTCTGTTCGATGCGGGCTTTGCCGCAGTAGGCGTCATGCAGCGCCCGGTAGCGGTCGGCAGCGCCCTTGTCAAAGGTCTCGCTGTCCTGCACGCTGTATGCGCGGTACTTCACCCAGTGCAGGATGTTGCGCTGGTGCTGCTCGGGTATCTCAAGGTCATCACCGGCCTCGACGGCGGCTGGCAAGCGGAACGTGCGCAGCTCGATGGTCATGGCCTCGTTGGGGATGGGCCACGTGCGCAGCATGCCCTCGTCCAGACCAGAGATCAGGGCGCGGGTGGTGCCGACGGTGCCGTCAAACTTCATACTGTTCTCTGCCATCTTCTCGACGGAGATGATGGGCATGTCCAGCCCCGTGGCCGCATTCACGGCATCGCGCAGCTTGAGTATCTTCGGGTCAATGGCGTACCACTGGGTCGGCGGCACGATGGCGATCGTGAAGCTGCGCGAGTCAGCGACGCCGTTGGTGTCCCGGCAGAACTGCTTTTGTGCCTCGTCGATGTACCCGTAGATCAGGGTGTCTGACCAGAGATAGGGCAGCTCAAGGTCAAAGACCTCGGCGCGGAACAGGGCGAGCAGTTCTGTGGTTGTCATTACGCAGCCTTATCAGCCTGGAACTTCTGCCAGAGGATGTCGCGCTCTTTGCCGTCGATGTCCCAGCCCAGCTCTTTTGAGAGCACGGACGCATGTGGGGCACCGGTGCCAGCGAAGTCGTTGCGCTTGCCGCGCAGGATGAGCTTCTCGAAGGCGGCATAGACCGCTGCCTCGCGCTCGGATAGAACTGTGGGCTCCTTGGGAGCGCCGTCGTCTGCTGGCTCAGGGATGTCCTCGGTTGGGAGGATGCCGTTCTGAATCAGCTCAGCGTGCATCTGGTCGGGAGCGTAGGTCGGTACACCTTTCTTGAAGGCGACGGAGCGTCCGGACTTTGAGCAGACTGTGATATCTCGTTGGGAAATGTAATCCATGGTGCTTTAGGTGAAGTTAGGTGTGGATGGAAAGACGGGGTCCACAAGACCCCGTCTTGCTTGGTTCAACGCTTAGTTGACTTGGACTTCGGAGGTACGTCCGTCGATCGTGTACTGGACACGAACTCGAACCTTACCTGCGGAGGCCGTGGCGGCCATGCCAGCGACCGTCAGGCGCACGTTCTGACCGGCGTTGCAGAGCAGCGGCTTGGTCAGGGTGAGCGCAGTACGGGCACCAACGAGGGCAGCGTCGATGTCGTATGCCGAGATCAGCGCAGCGGTGTCGCCAGCGATACCGACACTGATCGTGGCACCAGCGCCGATGCCGACGTAGGCGGTATCGACGATCAGCTCACCACCGGTGATCACAGCACCCACGGGCATGGGGATGCAATCAAACACGACGGCTGTACCGGAGGTCAGACCGGGCTCCACTGCACCGGACACCGGGTCAACTGCGGTGGCAGTGCCGGTGTTGGTGACGGCAGCGCCGAAGGTCTTCTTGACCTGATCAGCGGAGTCCTGCACATACTCGTTGAACGAGTAGGCAAACTCAGCCATCAGGGGGTATTGCGCAGAGCGCGAGGCAGGCTTTTTCATGGTGAATCTTCCTTAGATGTTAGATTACTGAGCCACGTAGCAAGAAACTACGCCGAAGTCTTCGACGGCATTGCCTTCGTAGATGTTGCCGAACTGAGGCTTCAGGAAACCCAGAATCTTGCCAACAGCAATCGCTTGCGAGTTGCCGAAGTCAAAGTTCTCTTCGTTCCACTCAGGAGCACCGAGGTCGGCCATACCGAGGGCTTGCGCACCGCAGAACAGAACCTGGCAACCGTGGATCGCACCACCAGCACCGTACTTGCCGCTGGTCAGACCAGAGGTGTTAGGCACATGACGGAACTCGTGCAGGTAGATGCCGTCGATCTTGACGGTGTCGCCGCTGAACAGCTTGTCGTTGGTGCCAGAGTTCTGGCTGTAACGCAAGTTCTGGTTGTAGTCAGGGTCTTGTTTCAGCTTCGCCATTGCCTGGGGTGTCAGGAATGCGTGGAAGGTCTCTTGACCGCCTTCGCCACCGACGCCACGGATATAACGATCCTTGCAATACGCCTTCAGCTGCACGAACATCTTCCAACCGGGGAAGTCGGTAGCCAGGACGTCAGCAGAGGTATTGCTACCGGTCAAGCTGGTCTTGAGCACGCCATTGACTTGGTCCCAGCGGCACATGCGGCGGGTAGAAGGAGCCTTCACATCAGCAGCGAATTCCAGGTACTGGAGGTCGGAACCGACGCGGGTCTGGCCGTTGGGCTTGTACTGATAGCCGATACCAGCCAGCGTCTGGAACGCCATCTGGTCGATACGGTCTGCCAGCCAGTAGCTCAGCACGTTCTTGGAGTTGTCACGGAAGCCGATGATCGACTTTTGGTCGGCCATCTTACCTTCGTGGCGGTTGGCATGACGGAGCTGGTCGATGCGGATGACCTGTTCAAAGGTCTGCATGCCCTCTTCGTTACCGACCAAGGTGCGGTCACCTGCCACACCGTCGCCTTGCAAGTCTGCAAGCAACGTGATGACGGCGCGAGCGCCTTTTTCACTGGACTTGAGGTCCGTGATGTGCTGGATCATGGCATTGGTGCCAGAGCCCAGGAACTTGTTGATGAACGATTGATTGCGGGCGTTTTTCCACAAGTCCATCGACCAGATAGTCTTCTGTTCGTTGGTCAAGAGCCCAAAGTTGGTTAGTGCCATGTGGCACCTCCTTCATTAAAGACGAGACATATACAAATTGCTCTTTCGAGCCTCTTGGCACATGTCGTCGTGTCCAACGAAGGTGGAACGTATCGTGTTCCTGACGGTGTGCGAATTCTACATCTAATTTAGATGTTAGAAGTCATCGCCTCGCATTTTCGCTAAATCCGACTCGCTGAGCTGTGCAAACTCCTTCTGGCTCATCTTCATCACGGCTGCTGCGTCCAGTGGGCCACCACCGAGGCGGTCACTGTTCTGTCCTGTGCGGGTCAGGCTCGGAGGGGTCTTTGCCACGGCACCAGCGGTCTTCGTGGCAGCATCTTTCTTGCGCTCGGCGGCCACGTCCTTCTCAGCCACGTTGGGCTTTGCCGTGGTAGCGATCTCCTGGCGCGTGGTGCGGGGCTCCACGATCAGCTTGACAGCCTTCTGGAGCGCGGCGGTGGGGGTCAAGCCCTTAAGCTGGTAGGCGTCCTTGAGTTCTGCGACCTCAGACATGGCTGCCTCGTCGTAGTCCTCGTGGTCGGGGTTCAGGCTCGGGAACGCATTCTCGATGCGCTCCAGCACGATGTTGTACCGGGCACGCTCTGTGGCGCGGACCTCAGCGGCGTGAATCTTCATGTCGCTCTTGGCCTCAGCCATGTCGCGCTCGGTCTTGGTGATCTGGCGCTGCTTGTCAGCGGCCTTCTGCAGCTCACCGTCGGTGATGAGCGTGTTGTACTCGTCCCACATCTTCGTGATGGCGTTCTCGGCGGCTGTCAGCTCGGCGTTCATGTCGGCGATCTGTCCACCCTGCTGGTACTGGGCCAGCTGGCGTTCCAGAGTGGCCCGCTGCTCGCGCTCCTTCTCCAGAATCTCCTTGTGCCGTGCCAGAGGGATGCGGCTGTCCTTCTTCTTGGGGTCGTCCTTCTCGGCGGTCAGGTCGGCCTCCAGCTCCTTAACGGCGGGGTCTTCCTTGACGGCTTCCTTCGCTGCCAGCTCGGCATCGGGCTCGTCCGGGTCAATGTCGTCTTCGAGGAGGTCTCCCCGGTCTACCGGGCCGGTGCCTCCAGCGTCGGGTTCAGGGTCGTAGAGGCGGAAGAAAGGTTTGAGTAACATAGTGCTAGGCTTTCACAGTGGATTGACGGGAACGGTTGGCAACGTGCGGCTGCGCCGTCGGGGGTTTCGCAGCAGCCTGAGCTGCCTGCTGGGCTGCCTGGACTCGGGCGTCCATGCGCTTCTGCTGCATGTCGCGCTCTTTCATCTGAATCTCGGCGTCGAGCTTCTCGCGTTCGAGCTGGTGCTCGCGCTCAGCCAGGGACATCTTCTGCTGGGCCATCTGCTCGTCGATGCCCATCTTGTGTTCAGCGACCTGAGCCTTGACCTGGACCTCAGCCATCTTGGCTTGGCCTGAGCCGTCGTCGGGCTCGCCCTGCAGCAGGACCTGGGTCTTGGCTGCGGTCTCCTGGGTCTTGGCACCCTTGAGCTGGGCGTCGGCACCTTTGTGCTGGGCTTCTGCCTCGGTCTTGGCAACTTCTGCCTCCTGACCGCGCTGCTGCAGCTGCTTCTGTGCCTGAGCTTCTGGGCCATTGGCCTGCTCCTGCATCTGCTTGATGATGTCCTTCTTGTTCATCAGGCGGCTGGAGTCGATAAAAACAGAGTCTGGCAGCATGATGCCTGCCTCGCGCATCGCCATGGCCTGCTCGAACTGGCTGTCCTCCAGGGTCTCGCGCTGCGGGACAGAGCTGACAACGACGTCGTACTCACCGAGGGTGATGTCGTTGATGATCTCCTGGTAGGGGTTCTCAGCTTCCTCGCTCGGGGCTTCGGGGTTGGGCTGGTTGATCGTGAATGTCTCGCTCTCGCCGGTGGCCTGATCGTGGGTGATCGTCATCATCCGCTCTTCTGTGTAGAACTCCTGAACGAGGTCCAGGATGTTCCGCGCCAGGATGTAGTCCGAGCGGGTCAGGTTGTCGAGTGGCTTAACAAGGTTCGTGCTGCCAGCTTGGCGCTTGGCTTGTATAGCCTTAGCAGCCACGTCGGCGCGGTCCATACCTTGCATCGAATCCGATATGCCGGAGATAGTCTTGATGGACTCTTCGGCTTTGTAGGAGATGCGGTCGAGCCCCGACGGTACGGCGTTGGGGGTGATCTTAGTAATCGTCTTGGAGGGGTCGCCATTTGTCTCAATCACCAGACCGGTCTGGGCTCCTTTTTCTTCCAGCTCTTCCGGTGTCATGTTCACCAGACTTCCGGCCTGCACGATGTAGCCGCTGTTCGCTGTGGTGTTCACCACGTGCAGCTCCTGGCTCGTGACCTTGTTCAGCAGCTCCTGCGGGCCGAGCAAGTTCTCCACCAGCCCGACGGTGTGGCCGTAGCGGAAGTACGGGAAGTACGGCACGATCGTGAAGTGCTTGTACGGGCTCCACTCGTTGTGCAGAATGACGTTGTCAGCACAGGTGACCCAGCGGATGCGACGCACCAGCTTCGGTATGACCTGGAAGCCATACGTCTCCACGAAGTAGGCGATCTTGTTGCGGTCGAACTCCTGTGGCACCGGGCGCATGTCACCAGTCGAGGGTGACATGAAGAACTTCTGCTTGTCCAGGTCCCGGTACTGGCGCTCGATGATGCGGATGTTCCTGAGCACGTTGCTCTGGTCGAACCCGGTGTTGTACTGCGCCGTGCGGGCTTCACCGAAGCGGTCCCGGTTCATCTGCACAGAGTCGTAGCCGTAGGGGAAGCTGGCGTTGTCGCGGTTGCGCAGGATTTCGGCGTCGGCCGGGTTGTACAGCACGGCGATGTCATCAGCGGTAACCCACTTCGTGGTCATCACCTCAGACCACTTGTCTGGGTCATACTCGTCGGCGTCCGGGTCCAGGATCACGTTCTTCCTGTTGATGTTCTCGATGCGGACCTCGCCCTGGGCGTGGTCGTTCATGCCCAGGCGGATGTCCAGAAAACCCCGCGAGCCGATGATGCCGTCGGCAAACATCTCACTGCGCTTCCAGTCCAGCTGGTTGTTGTCGCTGATCTGCTTGAACACCTTGGACAGAACATCAGCGACCTCTGTGCTGGCGCCGGAGCGTGGGCGGAAGCTGATCTCCGCCCGGTTGTTGATCTG